TACAGGATCGAGGCTTACGGTTTTTATCTCAAGCGCATAGCGAAGACGTACTGCCTCGGCGAATAGGTTTACGGATAAAGCGTCCGATCCAGCAACCAGATTTGCGCTGGAACGATCACCACCTCTTACGCCACCACCAGAAGTAACGCCAAAAGGAGCAAAGCTGTAAGTTACGCCGTCATAAGTTCGAGTTTCATTGATGCTGAAATTTTGATACGCCACTCCTGTGTATTGATCGTCTTGCGTTTTAAAGCGTGCGTAATTGACGAATGCGTATGCGCTCATAGTCCTACACGCCCTCGTGTCTTAACACTATTCTGTAAAGCCTGGATGGTCAAGCTACGCCCACGCTCGGCAGCTTGAGCCATACCCTTACGATGTTGTTCTGCTGTAACGTACTCTACGCCGTTAATCACGTTTGACTCGTAACGAATTTCAATAGGCCCTGCAGCTTGCATGGCTTGCGCTGTTTCTTGAGCTTGATTAACAGATTCAGCACTACGAGTAAAAGGTATTTGAGCTGTTGCAGCCTGTTGCAAAGCTTCGTTTGAAACTACAGTGCCTTGCTGGAAAGGTACGAATAGCTCGGGGCCGCGCTCGCCCACAATGTAAGGTGAGCCACCTACTACAGGCCCACCATTAGCGCGGGGAAGAATATTTCCAATGTTTACACCATCTAAGAAACTGGGAGCCCCACCAGAACCATTAAAAAATGACGTGTTTGTTAGATTGAATCCTCCCGAAGAAGAACTGAACATCATCGCGAAGCGCTTAGCTAGGCCTATTGCGATATAAGTGGCAATCATTGTAGTGGCTTCCTTAAGCAATGTACGGCCTATATCTTGCAAAAACTGCGCAAATATGTCTTTTATACTAGTTGTGCCTTCGACTAACCCGGTAATACCGTTGGTTAGCGAATTACCTATTGCGTCTCCCACACTCTGGGATACACGTATAGCCATGCCTTCATAGTCTTTAAGCCGTCGTTCGCCTTCAGCTATAAACTCATTAAGCTTTTGGCCTGGCGCTGTCAAAGCTGCTGCGCGCTCATCTTGTGCCGCAGCCAAGCTCGTACCAGCAGCCCCCACGCCTTTGAGCTTCGCACGTAAGGCATTGATAGTCTCTTGAGCTGCGCTTAGCTGCTGCTGTAGTGCAGCCTTGTCTGGCTCGGCTGCATTAGCGAGTTGCTGCTGTAGATCTCGTTGCAGCGATAGCTGTGTCGTTAATTCCTGGTTTAGCGACTTGGTTATACGTTCTGTCTCTCGGTTTATCTCGAGCTTGGCTAGTTCAGCCTGGATAAATTCAGGTGCTACACCTTCAGCCATCAAACGATTTTTAAGCTGGAGCGCCTCGATCTCTTCACGGATCGTTTTGACGGCAGTCTGAGCTTGGCTCACATATTCTGTGGCGCGTTCGGAAGCAAGAATCGCTTGTTTAAGCTGAGTTTCACGCTCGAGCTGTTGTAGGTACTGTGCGTACCGAACCTGAATAGCAGCAAGCGCACGTTGGCGTTCATCCTCGGAAAGCTTGTTTTGCTGTGAAATACCCTGCTGAATCTGTTTAAGCTCACGGTTGATTACAGCAATTTGTGTTAAACGTGTAGCTTCTAGAGCCGTGCGCTCCGGGTCAAATGAGGCTTCAGCACTAGTGCTGACTGCGTCGTAAGTGCGCTGTAGCTCAATTAAGCGATCCTGATACTGCTCTAGGGCAATACGCGGGAAAGCAGCTTTGCTAATTTGCTCAAAAGCTTCAACAGTATTAGCTTCCGTAACCGCAGCTTGAAGCGTGCGAAGGCGCTCCATAGCATCAGTAAGGTTTCGCACAGCTGCGGCGTAGTTCTGAGCGGCTTCAGAAGCTTCAGGTATTTCAGAACTGGCCGATGATGCAATGGCAGCAGAGGGGGTCGCTACAGATGTGGCTAAACCATGTAGGAAAAGATTGCCTGTGTTTAAAGAAGTAGCTTGAACACCACCAGCGCCACTCGTAGAAGGATCGCCTACCGGTACGGGCACCAAAGTGCCTGAAGGTACGGCAATATCGATAGCACCCCCACCGGAGCGACGAGCGTGAATCTCTTGTTCTTCTTTGAGCGCAGCACGAAGCTGCGTCTCATCAACCATATTGGTTACATCAATGTTGGCATTGCTTAGGTTGATATATTCGAGACCTTGACCTTGCCAAGCTTTGATAATGGCTGCAGCTTCGTTTATGACAGCTTGCTTGTTGCCTGTTGGACTGCGAATATCTAGATGGGGTCCGGTGCTTCTACCTGTGCTGCCTACGCGGAAGCCGTCAGACACACCTGAAGCTGCAGCAGTACCACCGGCGGCTCTCTGCCTAGCTTCAGCAGACTTGCGTTCATTATCGGCGGATCGCTTACGTAATTCAGCGATTTTCTTTTCTATGTCTAAACGATAGTCAGTGATAGAACGCTCAAGATTAGCTACCTCGATGGCGATAGTCTTTTTAGAAGCCTCGATGTCTAGCTCACCGCGCTCGCGGACAGAAATATAGTTGTTTAGGGCTTCGAGGGCAGTGCGAGAGGCCCCTTCTTCACCCTCGATAAGCTTGGCGTTTGCTCTCTCTATCTGTTTGATGCGGAGCTCGCCTGCGACGCGGAATATTTCGACTTCTTTTTGAGCGGCAGCCTGTCTTTGGCGGAAAAGATCATTATCGATTTGACGCCTTAACTGCGCTATTTCTTTCTCTAAAACGACACGGTTCTGTGCCTGAAGCTGGATGTCCTTGCGTGCTTGCTCGCGGTCGCGTTGCGCATCTACACCACGCAGTTCAGCCTTGATCTTGGCTTCCTCTTGCAGCAAGCCCCCGAGCACTCGGCGAGAGCGTTCCTCGAAGCGACCGATCTCGGAACCAGATAGGGCGTTCCAGAACTCACCCCAGCTTTGGATGCCGGGTTTGAGCTCGTAGCGAATCTGGTTGATCTTTTTGCGTACTTCTTCTAGTTTGTCAGTGTTGCGGCTGTAGTTGGCATTGACGATCGCTTGCTCGAAGTCACGTGCTGATTTTGTGGCGCTATCAGCGGAATCTCCGACATCTTTGTAGGTGGTTTGGAGGCGGCGCAATGCTTCAGATGCGCGATCGGACGAGCGTCGGTTTTCTTGCGCACGCTGGAATCTGCCAAAAGTATCGATAAGAACTGAAAGCCCAATCTGAATAACTGCGATCCAGCCAAGCGAAGCCAAAATTGAAGCACCCGCCGCTTTAGCACTTACACCCAAACCACGGAAACTGGCTGCCGCTCCGTTAAGTTTGCGGCCAGATAATACAGCTTCCTTACCTATAGTCAACAATTCACTACTTAATGCCTTAAGAGCGGCAGCTACAGCAGGTATAGCAGTAGCAGGGCCTATAAGAGCTGTAGCAAAAGAAGCAAGTAATAGAATAAGTTTGCCTAAAGAAGCTATAAGAGTTGCTATTACTGCTATTAGCCCACCTAGTGCAGTACCTAAACCGCCTACAGCAGGTATTATCTTAGCGAAAATAAACCGACCGAATAGCGCTAATTGGGTAATCGCATCAAGTCCGACACGCTTGAGGAGGCCAAGGACAGCGGCTACCTCGGTGAAATACTTAACAGCGGGAGTATTGAGGAAGCGGGCGTAAAGGTTGAATACGATTGCGAGGCTAGGAGCCAATGCACCTACGAGGCTAGCTATGTTACCGAGAGCTGAAGCCAAAGCCTCGAAGGTTCCTACCTTGATACGAACAAATGCTTCGGCTATGTTTTTGAAGGCGTCGATCAATATCAACGCTGTAGGTTTTAGTGCTTCGATGGCCTGAGAGAGCGCGCCAACAGTGCGTTGAGCTACTTCCTCAAGCGCTTTAAAGCCTCGTTGTGCTACATCAGCTGCTGCTGATGCAGCTTGCCCCGGGTCACCAGCTCCTAAGCCCGTGCGTCCGGCTGTAAGACTGATGATTAGCTGACCTGCCCGTCCAATAGCCTGACCTGCGCCAGAAGCAATCTCGAAAAGTTGTGTACGGATACCGAAGAGAGTTTCAAATACAGAGGAAAGACCGGCAAGTAATGGATCGAGTAGCCCGCGCCCGAAGTTCTGCCCAATCAGCTCACCGAGGTCAGCGATATTAGAGACAACGCCTGAGAAACCCTCGGCGGCGATGCGTTGGCCGGCTACAGCAGCGGCAAGGCGGTCTTCGAGGAATTTGGTGACACCTCCTACCTCAGTTTTTGCCCTAGCTATATCCTCGTTTGTAATCCCAAGGGCTTTAGCTAAGTAAGAATCCAACGTGATGTCACCACGCAAGATCGATCCGATCTCTTGCCGCGCTTGGTAAAGAGGGATGCCGAAGGTGCCGAGGGCGGCGGCGAAGTTGATGGCGAGATCTTCGGCTTCCTTGAGTCCGCCTCCGATTTGGCCGACTTGCGAAGCGACGATACCAAAGACCTCGATCACCTCATTTGAAGTGACGCCGGCCAAGGCGATGGACCGCTCTCGGATGGAATCAATACGTTCGCCGACGGCGCCGGTAAGAGCGACAATCTTCTGGTAGGGGTCTGTAATCTCCTTACCGTTGGCAAACACCTTGTTTGTAGAAGCAAGTGTTGTTTGTGTCTTTAAGATCGTTTCACGTAGTTTAATCTCGCGTCCAATTGTGTTGTTAAAAAAGCCATTCCATGCGGACTGGAGTACACCTACGGCTTCTTTTAGCGCAAATGTTGCGAATCCTATTTTGGCTAGCGTATCAATGAGTTTGTTACCTGTGCTTAAAGCTACTCCTAAGCTGTTTGCTAATATACCTCCAGCTTGTGCACTAGACTTTAAACCAGCACCTGCTTTTGCTGTTGATACGGTGCTTTTAGCTAACTTTTCAAATTGTTCGACTTTATCGCTTACTCCGGGTACTTTTTTACTGACACTATAAAACGTTTTAATGTTGTTTGTAGCTGATTTTATGTCGCTCGTAATAGTATTAAAGCTTTTGTTAAGCGCCCTAAGGTCAATGTTTATCTTGCGATCTTGTGTAGCTCTATCTGCTACTCGCTCTACCTGCCTAAGGCTACGCTCAGCTTTCTGAGTCTCAGCTATTACGTTAAGCCGAAAATCAGACACAGCCTTATATTCGCTACACGCATATTAGGTCTAGTCGCTAGCGCCTGCCGCTAGAGCGGCATACACATGCAGGGGCATGCGCTGCGTCCGCACAAGCTCGGAAAGAATGAACTTAGTGGGAGCGTCAGGTCCATCGGAGGGAGCGGCGGTAGGCTTCCAGTCTGGGAATGGCAAGAAATCGCGGGGGTTAGACTTCGGTGCCGGGCGCTTAGACCCAGAAAATCCATGCGCAACTTGGATTAGAAGCGCACTAAGCTTCGCAGTTGACACACTCTGAGCGTTCAGCTGCGCGTGTTCGTAGTCGTCAATTTGCCGCAGTAACCAACGAATGGTGCTGATTGGTGTACGCAGGAAGCGGTAAGTAGTGAAGTCTCCTCCGACTGGGGAGGCGCGTATGCGGAAATATACGGTGTCCCAGTCAGCCGGTGGTGTACGAAGGGTGCTCTCAGCCTGTTTTAAGATCTGCTCTGGGGTGGGCTGGATTCCTCCTGTTCCGAATCGTTTCCCTCAGAGCTCGGCCAACCGTCGCGCTCCCAGGTGATTAGCTCAAAAATGTCCTCCATCATCTTGGTGGGGATGGCTTCTGTGTCGGCCTCCGTCCAGTCGTCTAGCTTTTGCCACTCTCGGGAGCGGGGCAGCTTGGCCTCGCCTCGGTACTGCATGAAGAGCGTGACAAAACTAATTTGCTGCTCTACCGCCCCAATAGAGTCACGCTGCAGTTCCTCCAGCTCATTTACGTAGTCGTACAACAGCTCCTGGTCATCAGACGCGGAGTTACTCAGCAGATCAATGGCTTCTTTGACAGAGATACCTTTATCTTTAGCGATTCGCTGGGCGATCTTGACAGACCGAAAAGTCGATTTTGACTGTTTACGTCCGAGTGCCTCTATGCCTTTTGCTTCACCTGGAACAAGATCGTGATAAATCGGGAAACGGAACGGCCCTATCTGGTGATACTCCTCGGGGGAAAACAGGAGAGAAGCGTATTTAGACATCTGCAAGCGGTAGGTGAATGGACCAGGCCATAAAGGGCTCGGATTGATTAACGAGCTCGGGTGGCAACTCCACCATTACATTAGCCGCTTCATACGCTAAGCGTATAGTATTGAATGGGACGAGGGGTTCCAAGTACAGGGCGCCACAGTGAAGGGTGTCGTCCTGAACTTGACAATTCACCGCGTACACCATGTGAGCGGCATCCATTAAAAGATCATGCTGCATAAAAAAAAAAACCCCGCATATGCGGGGCTGAGTGTTGGCTCAATAACAGTCTGACGCTTAAGCGGTCTTGAAGAGGCTCTCGAAGCCCTGTAGGGGGAAAAGAACACCCGAAGCAGAGGGGTTGCCACTGCCATCAAGCGCCTGCTTAATAGCGCCATCTGCTACACGAAGGCGGTAGATCGTGCCAGCAGCCAAGTCAGAAGTTGGGTTGATCGTAACCTCGTTACTACCAACACCACCCAAGGTGACAGTGGCAGGCACCAAAGTGCCGGTTGCGGCAACCTCGAGGCGGAATCCACTTCCATCAGTCTGACCAAGGCTGAGCTGGCTTAGAGCAATCGCACCGTCACTGGTGTAAGTCACAGTCACGTTGCTGCCCACAGCGACCGAGTCGGCATCAGAGGCAGGAACAACCGCATAGCGGCGGTTACCAGAAGCGGCAGCAGTAAACAACAGGCTCGACTGAACACCACCAAAGGCCAACTGAGTAGCACCAGCGTCATACCGACCGAAGATCGGACGACCGCGAGACATCAAGTCAAATGAAACCTCGGTGAGACCCTCAGCGGTGAGGTTCTCGTTGTAGTTCATCACCACGCAGTTGAAGCCGGTGAAGTCGTAGATGTAGTTACCGGTAGAGCCGCTGGCTTGCCCGAGTTCTTTGAGGAACTCAACGTAGATCTCGTAGTCCTTGTTGTAACGGGCTTTCTCGATCAGAGCGAAACCTTCCTCGTAGTTACCACGGAACTGCGGGCAGTTTTGGCCTGCAGGAATTTCAGCGTTCTTGAGGAAGTAGGCGGTTACTGAAGCCTGCACCGTTGCCCCGGTAATAACCGAGTCGCCCCAACCATCATCACCCAGCAATCTAAATTCCTGGTTGTTGTCGTTGATGGCAAAGGTGGTGTTACTAATACCCTGAAGTTCGATGTAGCTAGAACCAGCATCGAGCGTGGGTAGTGTTACAAGACCTGCGCTGTCGCGAGTGGCGAAGTAACGGCAGGGAGGGGTGAGGTCCACGGCACGGACAAGAGTCCGGTGAGCCTTGTGGAACGACAACCCAATAGCATAATCGGCCATGATGGTGACTCTTTAAGGGATCGGGGGGTTCAGTACGGCGCCTGTGATGGACACCGTTAAGGCCTCATAAGTGGCCTCAGTTCTGGGGGTATGCGTCGCACTATCTCGGGGGAAAGTGCGCGCTAAACGCCTGCTGATGTCCAACAGCGAAGCCCCCATGCGTGTCCCCTTGCGCGTGCCAAAATTCGTAAAACGAATAGGCCAACGCTCGAAAGACACAATGGATCCGACAGATCCAGGATTTGTGATCTCGGGTACGTCCGAAATCGTGCACTCAATGCCGGTAACCACCCAGTCCGAAGGGACCATGTATTCACCGACGACATATACCGCAGGAATGCGGCTGCCGTTTGGCAAGGAGTAGTATCCGGGCCAGTCGGCCTCGGGGCGAAGCGTTACCCCGTCGCTCTCATAAAGCGCGAGGATATAGCGCTCGATAGTTGTGCGTAGATCCCGCACTTGGGGGCAAGTCGTGGTGATAGTCACCTTTGTTGCCTCCTAAGCGCTTCACGTTGAAAGCGTGCGAACTGAGCAGGTGCCTCCTCGAGGGGAGCTTTTGTCCATGGTCTACCAGGGAAACGCAGACCAGTGGTAGCTACACCGCCCTCGTGAACTTGAGCTGCATACTCCACAGGCCAGGTGAAGGTTACGGATCCGTCAGGTTCAACGCTCCGAGTTTGGCTGGCGCGGAGTCTGCCTGTGTCCACGATGTCCCGCACCTGAGGAGGTGTTGGGTAGTCCCACTTAGCGGCAGAAATTTCCGCCGTGAAACGCGTATCAAGCCAAGTAGCGAGTTGCTGCATAGCCTGCGCAGTGGCCGCGCGTAATTGCGCGTCTAAAGGACGCCTAGCCATTGCTTGGGCCTCCTATGACGCGAAATGTGCCTTGAATAGACTGCCGAATGTCTGTGTACGCGGCACGATCCATTGCAAGATCGAAGACAAGCTCGAAACGACCGTGATAGCCGTTAATTACAGCATCAGCTTGGCTGCCATTTGTGATGCGGCTGTCCAGACTGGCGGGACTGAGCAGCCGACCTGTACAACGATAGCTGGAGTTGTCGATACCTGACTGGCCGTCCCATGAAGGTGATTCAAGGTTCAACGCAGCGAGATACTCCACAATCTCGGGTGTTTGCATCGTGTTCCCTGTGGCGGGGTCGATACTTGTTTGTGTACCGCCTACCTCGAACGCCAATTCGGCGTTACCCCAAGGGGCATAGTTGGCGATCGTGGCGGGAGAAACAGCCATAGCTACAACGCAAAACCAGAAAGTGAAAGCGTTCCCTTAAGGCGCTCGTACTCCTGGCCATAGAGGCTGGCAGTAAGACCAGTGCCTAAAGGCTGACCGGACTGACTGCCAACTTGAAGCCCTACTTGCATCACACGCGTCGACAAGATGTGAGCCGCAAGATTGCTCACTGCCTCGGTGTGTATTGCGCCCCACTGAGTTTCAGGGGTGGAACGTGCCGCCTCTGAAATGGCACCTCCCACAACGGAAAGAGCTAATTCACCAAACTCGGGGAAACGAGTCAGGAACTCAGTGGAAGTAGGGGTGGCCATCAGCCGGCTCCCTCTCCGATGGCCGTGATGCGCTTGCTAATTGCATTGCGTACACGAATCCGTGTTTCGCCGATCTCCCATCGATGAAGCTGGGTAACGTCAAAGCTGTCTTCAACAAGACGCATGGCCTGACTCACAGGCATATCAGTCAGTGAGTCAACGTCAGCCTGTACAGGCTCGGGGACAAGCGTCTGCTCCTCCTCGATGCGCAAAGCACCAAGTTTGAGCATGTTCTTGACAACGTCGTAGTTTTTGATCTGCTCCCACACAGTCTCGGGGAAATCGCGGTTTACACCGGATTTCACCTGCAGGTTCTCTGGTTGCCCACCTTGCTGGACAAAAGAAAAACCAATAGTGCACTCGTTGTCCATTGGTGGACTTTCGAGTTCGGGGCGATAAACGAGAATCATG